GTGAAGTTGATCATCCAGAAGGCCTTAACATTAACTTAGACCGCGTAAGCCATATGATCACAGAAATGTGGATGGATGGCCCAAACGGGTATGGCAAGTTGAAAATTTTACCAACTCCGATGGGACAACTAGTTAGCACAATGCTTGATGCAGGTGTTAAACTAGGAGTTTCGTCGCGTGGTAGTGGTAATGTATCAGACGACGGAAGTAATGAAGTCTCTGATTTTGAAATAATCACTGTGGACGTTGTGGCTCAGCCCAGCGCCCCTGGTGCATATCCTACACCAATCTACGAACATTTAATGAACGCTCGTGGCGGATATCAGGCATACGAATTAGCACAGGCAACAAAACACGATACAAAGGCACAAAAGTATTTAAAGGAATCGTTGGTTAATATAATCAACAAACTCCAATAATGAGGAGAAGAATATGTTGGATGCACTGAAAACTTTATTCGAAAATGATGTAGTTTCCGAAGAAGTCAGAGCAGAAATTCAAGAGGCTTGGGACGCAAAGATCAAGGAAAACAAGCAATCTGTTACCGCAGAACTTCGTGAAGAATTCGCACAAAAGTACGAACACGATAAAGCGGCAATGGTTGAAGCTGTTGATACTATGATATCTGAGCGTTTAGCTGAAGAAATTTCAGAGTTTGCAGAAGATCGTAAGCAACTCGCAGAAGCAAAAGCAAAATATGCTATTGCAATGCGTGAAAATGCAGATCTACTAAAAGGCTTTGTAATGGAACAGTTAAGTAACGAAGTTTCTGAATTACACGAAGATCAGAAAGCTATGGCAAGTAATTTTGGCAAGCTGGAAGAATTTGTTGTAGAAGCTCTAGCTAAGGAAATTGCAGAATTCCACGAAGACAAGAAAGATTTAGCCGAAACTAAAGTAAAATTAGTTAGAGAAGCTAAAACACACTTTGCTAAAGTTAAAAATAACTTTATCAAAAGAAGTGCTACTGCTGTATCAGAAACAGTTAGCAAAACTCTTAGTAAAGAGATTGGCCAACTTAAAGAAGATATCGAAGTTGCACGAAGAAACGACTTTGGGCGCAAACTATTTGAAGCATTTGCTTCAGAATATGCTGGTAGTTACTTAAATGAGAAATCAGAAGTAGCAAAACTAATGAGTGTTGTTAACGCAAAAGATAAACAACTTTCAGAAGCAAAAGCATTTGCGGCGAAAGCCAAGACACTTGCAGAATCTGTTAACAAAGAAAAAACTATGTTAATCGAATCAGCAAAGAGAGAAAAGACAATTAATGAACTTATTGCTCCTTTAAGCAAGGATCAAAAAGAGATTATGACAGATTTACTGGAATCAGTTCAAACACCGAAATTGCGTTCATCGTTTGACAAATACCTACCGTCAGTTATTGACAGTAACACTCCAGCGAAGCAGAAGGCACCATTAACAGAAGGCAAAGAAATTACAGGCAATCGTGAACAAAGTTCACAAACTAACGTTAGTAGAAAAGCAGACGACGGAAATGTTATTGACATTAAGCGTCTAGCTGGAATTAATTAAGGAGATAATGATGTCAGAACTACTAGAAAGTCGCTGGCAGGACACCAAAGCAGCTCTTGTTGAAGGCCTAACAGGCAACAAAAAGAGTGTTATGGAAGCAACCTTAGAAAATACCCGTAGGTATTTGTCTGAAAGTGCTACCGCTGGTGCAACTGCTGCCGGTAATGTTGCAACTCTAAATAGAGTTATTTTACCTGTTATCCGTCGTGTAATGCCAACGGTTATTGCAAACGAATTAGTTGGTGTACAACCAATGACAGGTCCTGTGGGACAAATCCACACGCTACGTGTTCGCTATGCGGATACAGACAACGGCGCAACAGCAGGTGAAGAAGCTCTAAGCCCATTCAAAATTGCTGAAGCGTATTCAGGTGCAAATGGTACCAATGCAGCTCCAAGTGCTACAGCAGCACTAGAAGGTGCGGCTGGTAACAGACTAAGCATTCAGATCATGAAACAAACTGTTGAAGCTAAATCACGTAAGCTATCAGCACGTTGGACTTTTGAATCTGCACAAGATGCACAGTCACAGCACGGTATCGACGTTGAAGCAGAAATTATGGCTGCTTTAGCACAAGAAATTACAGCTGAAATCGATCAAGAGGTCCTAGCATCTCTAGCTTCACTAGCAGGCGCTGCTGGCGAAACTTATGACCAAGCTGCTGTTTCAGGTACAGCTACATTCGTTGGTGACGAACATGCCGCATTGGCAGTTCAAATCAACCGTGCAGCAAACAAAATTGCACAGCGTACACGCCGTGGTGCAGGTAACTGGGCTGTTGTTTCACCAACAATGCTAACAGTACTACAGTCGGCAACTACAAGTGCATTTGCACGTACAACTGAAGGTGCTTTTGAAGCTCCAACTAACACTAAGATGGTTGGTACTTTGAACAACGCTATGAAAGTATATGTTAACACATATCAGTCAGGCGATGACGTACTAGTTGGATACAAAGGTTCAAGCGAATCAGATGCAGCGGCATTCTATTGCCCATACATCCCGCTAATGAGCTCAGGCGTTGTGCTTGATCCGGCAACATTCGAACCAACAGTGAGCTTTATGACTCGCTACGGTTACGTTGAATTGTCGAACACAGCATCGTCGCTAGGTAATGCAGCTGACTACTTAGAAAAAGTAGCAGTTACAAGCAACAACCTAAGCTTCAGCTAAGTTTTACTTTAAAG